CAGTTTTTGCTTCAATTCCATATGAGTTTGCATACATGTCAAGCAATATATCAAACACCGTAATGGTAGCGCTATCGAATGTCTAAAGATACAATTCACTTATTTAATAATGTTTCTGTAAAAGGTATTATTGCTAACGGATATATTGGATCCGCTGGTCAAGCGCTGCTTTCAAACGGAAGCGCAGTATATTGGGGAGCTGGTGCTGGATTCACCGGTTCAAAAGGCGACAAGGGTGATCCAGGATCATTTGGTGGCGCTGCATTCGATTATACATTCAGTACAGATGTTACATTATCAGACCCTGGCGATGGGTATCTGAAATTTAATAATACCAACCTGGCCAGTGCCACAACTCTTATCATCAATGACGTAGATGATACTACGGCCCCTATTTACAATTATCTGCAGACAATTGACGATTCGACATCTGCAATTAAGGGTCACTTCACGGTTACAGAGAAGGGCAATACAGCTAACTTCTCACAGTTTTCAATCGTCGGTTCTCATATCTATTCTGGAAATAGTTTTCAAGTTCCAGTAGCTTATCTGGCCGGTTCTACATCATTAGCAAATAACCTTGATATCATTATCACGTTTGCAAGAACTGGTGACCGCGGTGATACTGGATTTACTGGATCATCAGGTTTTACCGGGTCGCAAGGATCAATCGGTTTTACAGGATCACGTGGTGCAACTGGTTTCACAGGTAGCCAAGGTTTCACTGGCAGCCAAGGCAATATTGGTTTCACTGGTTCAAAAGGTGATATTGGATTCACCGGATCATCTGGCTTCACAGGTTCCGCGTCGGTTGTTCCAGGTCCAATTGGTTATACTGGTAGCCAAGGTTTTACTGGTAGCCAGGGCGCTACAGGTCCAACAGGACCACAGGGTGCACAAGGTGTTACAGGTTTTACCGGAAGTTTAGGATTTACCGGTTCCCAAGGCGCAGGATTTACCGGAAGCCAAGGCGCAACTGGTCCACAAGGGCCAATTGGTTTTACTGGATCTGCTGGTTTTACAGGTAGCCAAGGTGCACAGGGCCCGATCGGCTTTACAGGCTCAAAGGGAGATGGCGGGCCGCAGGGTGTTACCGGGTTTACTGGGTCTGCTGGCTTTACAGGTAGCCAAGGTGCTCAAGGTCCAACTGGTTTCACAGGTTCTCAGGGCGCCCAGGGTGCAACCGGATTTACCGGATCTCAAGGCGCTCAAGGTACAACCGGCTTTACTGGATCTAAAGGTGATATTGGATCGACAGGTCCTACAGGACCTCAAGGTACTACAGGCTTTACTGGATCACAAGGAGCTCAGGGCCCCCAAGGTGCAATCGGATTTACTGGATCGCGTGGCGACGTAGGTTTCACCGGATCGCAAGGTGCTACCGGTGCACAAGGCCCAATTGGTTTTACTGGATCCCAAGGATCTATAGGGTTTACTGGTTCCCGCGGGAATGTAGGATTTACAGGATCACAAGGCGCAACTGGGTTTACAGGTAGCCAGGGTGCTCAAGGAACGCAGGGTGTAACTGGTTTCACAGGTTCTCAAGGCGCCCAGGGTACAACCGGCTTTACTGGATCATTGGGTGCTCAAGGTCCAATTGGTTTTACAGGATCATTAGGTGGAACTGGTCCAACCGGCGCGCAAGGTCCAACTGGTTTCACAGGTTCTCAGGGCGCCCAGGGTACAACCGGCTTTACTGGATCATTGGGTGCTCAAGGTCCAATTGGTTTTACAGGTTCTCAGGGCGCACAGGGTGCAATCGGTTTCACTGGTAGCCAAGGCACAACTGGATTTACTGGATCCAGAGGCGCAGATGGCAATTTCGGCGGCGCTACCTTTGATTATACATTTGATACAACTACTACTGCTTCTGATCCTGGTGCCGGCCGTATAAGATTTAATAATGCTAATGTCACATTAGCCACGGCAATGTATATTGACGCGTCAAATGATGGCGCAACAGATATTACATCATTCTTAAATACCATTGATGACTCTACGAGTACAATTAAAGGTCACTTTAGAGTTTCGAACCGATTAGATGCATCGGATTTTGCTCTGTATACTATTTCTAGTATTACTAATAATACTGGTTGGTTTACAGTTAACTGTGCATATGTTTCTGGTTCTGCTACATCTTTTACAAACTTAGAAGATATAATAATTACCTTTGCTCGTACCGGGGATCGTGGTGATACTGGGTTTACTGGATCTGTTGGTGCTCAAGGCCCAATTGGATTTACAGGTTCTCAAGGTGCTCAAGGACCACAAGGAACAACAGGTTTTACTGGTAGCCAGGGTGCAACAGGGCCACAAGGAACAACAGGTTTTACTGGTAGTGCCGGTTTTACCGGATCTCTTGGTTTTACAGGATCTATTGGTTTTACCGGGAGCATTGGTTTCACTGGTTCAAGAAGCAATTCTTATATTGGTAATACCGCACCATCTTCACCTGCTGCTGGCGATACCTGGTGGAATTCCGATACCGGCAGATTGTATGTTTACTATAACGATGGCAACTCTGTCCAATGGGTACAGGAATCTGCCAGAGGTCCTGAAGGGTATACTGGTAGCCAAGGATCAACCGGCTTCACGGGATCTGTCGGTGCACAAGGACCAATTGGTTTTACTGGTTCTATTGGTGCCCAAGGTCCGCAGGGGCTTATTGGCTTCACAGGTAGCCAAGGCGCAGGAGGACCGCAGGGGCCAATTGGGTTTACAGGATCTCAGGGTACTACCGGGCCGACCGGTCCACAAGGTCCAACTGGATTTACTGGATCACAAGGTGCAACTGGTCCTCAAGGTCCAATAGGATTCACCGGTTCCCAAGGTGCCCAGGGCACGACAGGTTTTACGGGATCAACCGGTTCTCAGGGCCCTATCGGGTTTACCGGTTCACGGGGCACTACTGGGTTTACAGGATCTATTGGCGCACAAGGGCCAATAGGTTTTACAGGTTCTCAAGGTGCTCAGGGTACAACCGGCTTTACAGGCAGCCAAGGTGCTCAAGGCACTACCGGGTTTACTGGTTCGATTGGTTTTACAGGATCTCGCGGCTTTACCGGATCACGTGGCAGTTCATATGTTGGAAATACTGCCCCGGTATCACCGGCCGATGGTGATACCTGGTGGAACTCAGATACTGGCCGTCTCTACGTTTACTATAACGATGGTAACACGGTTCAATGGGTTCAAGAATCAGCTAGAGGTCCAGAAGGATATACTGGATCACAGGGTTCGACTGGATTTGCCGGCAGCCAGGGAACAACTGGATTTACTGGCTCTCAGGGTGCAACAGGACCGACAGGGCCGACTGGACCACAGGGTGTTATCGGATTTACAGGTTCTCAAGGTGCTCAAGGACCACAAGGACCAATTGGATTTACTGGTAGCCAGGGTGCAACAGGACCGACAGGGCCAACAGGACCACAAGGTCCAACTGGATTTACTGGATCTCAAGGTGCTACCGGGCCTCAAGGTCCGCTCGGGTTTACTGGTAGCCAGGGAGCAACGGGCCCCCAAGGTACTACTGGATTTACAGGATCACAAGGTACAACAGGTCCGACTGGACCGCAAGGTACAACCGGTTTTACTGGTAGCCAAGGTGCTACTGGACCTACTGGACCGCAGGGCCCAATCGGTTTTACAGGATCTCAAGGCATTGCTGGTCCAATTGGACCCACTGGTCCACAAGGACCAATTGGATTTACTGGTAGTCAGGGGGCAACAGGGCCCGCAGGTCCTCAAGGAACAACTGGATTTACAGGGTCAACTGGTTCTCAAGGACCGATCGGATTTACCGGATCGCGTGGTTTTACTGGCTCGCGCGGCAATTCATACGTTGGAAATACAGCGCCGTCTTCCCCGGCTGACGGTGATACTTGGTGGAATTCCGATACCGGTAGGTTATATGTTTACTATAACGATGGTAACACGGTTCAATGGGTTCAAGAATCAGCTAGAGGTCCTGAAGGGTATACTGGTAGCCAAGGATCAACCGGTTTCACGGGATCTGTTGGTGTACAAGGACCAATTGGTTTTACTGGATCGTGGGGTGGGACCGCCTTAGCAAACGTTAATATGAATAACTTTAGTATTAATAATGCTAATGTTATTAGCGCTGTCAATATTACAGCATCTAGCAATCTTACAGTTTCTGGTATTACAACTTTTAACTCGAATGTCAATTTAAGTGCTGCTGATCATCTTATTCTTTCTACTACATCATCTATTGTTGCCAACGGTTCATTTGGCAATTCGGGCTTTGTACTTACATCAAATGGTTCGGGATCTGTTTATTGGAGTGAAAAAGGGGTTAATTATACATTATCATCTACAGCTCCTTCATCGCCAGAAGCAGGGGATATTTGGGTTGATAGTGATGATGGTACCCGCTATGAATATCTAGTTGATGTAGATGGCGGTCAGTGGGTTGATTTTACAACCGATTCAGCCGGCACCCCCGTGTTTGTACAAAATGCAGCACCGACAATTTCTAATACCCCGTATTTGTGGGTTCAAACGGGGTTAGGCATGTCAGGTACAGATTTTACTTTTTGGATAGAGGACGGTCAATAATATGGCACTCGTTAACGCTTTTGGTAATTTAGCATTAGATTCTACTGTCTCAGCGATTAATACAACACTGCAGACTAATTCAATTAGTGTGTCTCCAAATAACATCACCACAAAGTTTAGGGAGGCATTCGAATCATATACTCCTAATACTGTTTGGAGTGAGACAAAGGGTTCGGGCGATCTTGTTGTACTAGATGGTAATGCTGCTGGTGCATCTTATGTTGTTATTTCTAAAGATCCATTTGCAAATGGTAATGTTACGGTATTAGAAAGTAATACTGCATTTGATATGCCAATTGAAATGTCAATTGGCCTTCATATGTCTCAGAGAACACTCGGCCAAGACATAGGTATTGAATTGACTAGTACAGAAATACCAAATGCTATTCCGGCTGATCTTTCTATATCTTCTATTACTCAATCGACTACTACTTTAACAGTTACAACTGTTAATCCGCATGGTCTTGTTCCGGGTAAAAGAATTGGTATATCTGGGGTATCTGACAGTCGTTTTAATTATCCGTCTCTTGTTGTCGCTACCATTGTAACACCAACTCAATTTACGGCTACTGCCGGCCCAGGCGGCACAATTCAATCTATTAATGCCGGACCAATTAATAATAGCGGCGTAGTATTTTATCGGCCAGCCATGGGTGAATACCCGAATGGCACTTCTATGTTATTTGAAAATGCTACAGCAACAAATGCGTCAATTTATGTAAAAGGTAACAATGGAGATTCCCTTCCATCTGGTACTGCTACTACAAATCATAGTATTACAGTTGGTACGACGGCTTCTGTGGCTTCTATTTCGGCTCTAGGCACATATGCATTTGTTCCAACAACAGAGTTTAGAGCAAACATACAAGCAGACAGAGTCCAATGGTACGATAGTGCTATCGATACTGTTAGCGGCACATCAAACCGTATCTTAAGAACGCAAGTTGTTCCAGATCCGACAAAACAATATAAAGTAAGATTTAGATGTTTTAATAACAAATCATTAACTGTTCCTGTTGCTCAAATTGTATCAGTAACAAAATCTGGTTCAACTACATGGACGGTTAACACTGCAGCTGCGCACGGTCTTACAACTGGAGATTACGTAACAATTTATGGTGTAAGAGATCAAACCAATTTTCCAAATATTACATCTCAAACGGTTGTTGCTTCTACACCATCATCTACGCAATTTACAATTGTAAGTACAACTGGGACCGCAACAAGCTATGGCGGTTATGTTTCTCGCATTCAAGGAGGTAACTTACAACCTGGTGTTACTACTGTAGTTATTCAATCTGCTGCTGTTGATGCTACTACACTTACTTTGGTTGGCAATGCCACATGGGCTTTTGCAATCGGCGATTATGTAAATGTGTATGGTTGCAGAAACAATACTGATGGTACTTCAATGGGTGTAGATGGTGTATATCGTGTAAGAAACCTGGTCACAACAACTTTAGTTCTTGAACCCATTGGATCTACAGTGTTGCCGGCAACCTTCGGCACTACAAACTGCGGCGGTGGAGTAATTAGAAGAACTGACTTGCGCATTTCATTTGTTCGGGTATTTGATTTTACACGCCAACGCGTTGAAATGTTATCTAGACCGGCCGGTGATATTGCATCTTCATTTGGCGTTCAAGTCCAGTCTACTCCTAACGGGGTTACGCAAGGCGGCACCTGGGCTATTAATGGTACGCTAGGTAGTAATCCAACAGTTACATTAGTTTATGATTCACAACATAATATTTGGGCAAATTCGATTAGAAGGGCAGTAACATAATATGAATAAATATATTGATCCAAATGGCGAATTGTGCGAAGCTTTTTGCACAGAAGGACCTTCTATTATTAATACAATGAATGGTGAAACCGCTGCACAACCCGGCGACTGGATTGTTCGTAGAGTAATTACGGGTGAAACTCTTGTATTTGATAATGAAACATTTTGTAAATATTTCACTAAAGGTGAATGATAATGGCAACTACAATAAATTTTAAAGATTATTTTGACTTACCTGTTTGGAGACCGGAAGCCCCTCCTTTGGCTTCGGTTACAGCAGGAATGTGTCTTGCCTGGGACAATAGAAATACTTTAGCGGGATCGCCGTATCTTTATTTTCTTCGTTCAACCACTGCATTGGATGTATATGACCCAATGAATGGCGACTGGATGGCCTTAGCGTCTCCTGGTTTGGCCGGTTCTGTAGCAGCCGGGTCTGCTATAGTATTGCATCCTTCTCAAGGACCTTCTGGCACAATTTCTGGAACAGGCGCTAATACAACGTCGTTTGCATTAACAACTGCACTTCCGGCCGCTGTTGGTATTAATCAATTAGCCAATCGAGGAGACAGTCTTGGATTTCTTGTTCGTGTTGTAAGTACAAGTGCCGGCAAAACTGAAATTCGGAGAGTTGTTGCATGTACGTCCGGTACTACGCCGCGGCTGTGGTTAGACAGCCCATTAACATTTACACCGACCGGAACTGATACGTATGAGTTCCGGTCGGGCCGAGTGTATATGTTAGCAGCCGGAACGACAGCCGCCGGGTTTTGGAAACATTATGATATACTTACAAATAGTTATTCTGGTAACTTATCTACAACAAACTTACCATCAACTATTGGCACTGATAGTATTGCTATGGTATTGGCTGAAGCTTATGTTCCCTATAATAGAAGCCCAGGAGAAGGTTTTATTTCCGGTGGGGCCACAAATTCTGATAATTTAAACTGTATTCAAGCCACCGCAGCTACCAGTACGTCTATCACTGCTAGTGGTATTCCAACTGATATACAAGCTGATGAATATAGAAACTTTCAAGTAAGAATCGTCGAGGATACGGTGACACCAACTTCAGTTGGCCAAAGACGTAGAATTTCTACGCACACTTCCGGTAGTACTGCAGTATTTACTGTTGCATCGTGGGCTGTTACACCTTCATCGTCAGCTAAGTTTGTGGTAGAAAATGATAATGATAAGATTTTACTACGAACATCAGCATCTACTTCGATATTTACGTATAATATTACAGCCAACACATGGGACACGACAACTTTTGCTGCCGGCGGCTCAGCGCCGGGTGCGGGTATGATGTTTCAACAAGGATTTGGTTATACAAGAGATGTTGGAGTTAATGCTAGACATTCTCATGTGTTTGCATTTCGCGGATCTGGTACTAATACACTAGATATATTTGATATTGCAGGCGCTGCTACTGGTGCCTGGACAACCGGAGTTGTGTATGGTAAACAGGCTCAGACATTTACAACTGGAACATGCGGTGCATATGATCCAGCTACAAGAGAAGGCCGCTTTATGCATATCAACATTAATGGCACTCAGAGATTTGCAAAATTTGATTTAAAAAATCGTGTGCTCGACGCGGGTTCATATTTTAGATTTTCACAGTCCACAGCCATTGTTGGACAGAAGTTAGCATGCGGTTTATTTGTAGATGGTAATACCAAGGCAAACTTTGTATATGCTCTAAACAATACTCAACAATATATGCATTCGTTGGTTATTCAGTAAAGGTTATTCATGAATTTTCCTACAAATCCATCACTTAATGATACTTATTCTTTTGGTGGAAGAACTTGGCAATGGAATGGAAGCGGTTGGAAGCTTTTAAAAGCTTCTAATACTTCTATTACAGCAAATTCTCTTTTGCAAAGTATTAAATCAGTAGATGGTATTGGTTCTGGCCTAGATGCTGATTTATTAGAAGGCCAACACGGTTCATATTACCTCGATTTAACAAATGCAACAGGAATATTAGCTGCTAATCAGGTTCCGGTAATAGGTCCTAGTAAACTAGAATCAAATACATATACTATTAATATTACCGGAAACGTAACTGGCAACTTAACTGGTAACTGGGCCGGTTATAGTGTAAGTGATCATGCTGCAGCCGCACGCGCGCAACGTAATATTACAGGCGGTGGTACGATTACAGTAAGCGCTCTTGGTGATATTAGTTGGTCATCCCGTTTTATTGTTATTTCTAACGGTAGAGGTGCAGTATTTGCACCCGGCAGCGGTTATTATGATATTATACTACCAACCGCCGGTACTGTTATTCAAGGTGTGGGCGGTGCTTCAAACGTAACAGTATCTGCTAGTGGTATTAACTTAGCTGCATGGCACGCGCTTTATTATATTTTACCTCTTAGCGCTGGGAGCACATCGGTTCCTGGCAATTTCAGAGTTGTAAACTATACAACGGATGTGGTTATTCCCCCAGAATGGGTTCTTATTGCGTTGCATAATGGTGATAATAATATCCGTTATTTCCACAGCGGTATTAAACTCGGCGGCGACCAATCTCTTAACTTAAGTACTCATGATGCCAGAAACGCAGATTTGCTTGACGGCCAACAGGGCGCTTTTTATACAAACGCATCAAATTTATCAACAGGAACTGTTAATACTGCTAGATTAGGATCTGGAACAGCTAATACTACAACCTGGTTAAGAGGTGATGGCAGCTGGCAAACTGGACCTTTAGGTTTCACCGGGTCTCAAGGACCAACTGGACCTCAGGGCACAACCGGGTTTACTGGTAGCCAAGGCGCAACCGGGCCAACTGGACCAACTGGACCACAAGGTCCTACTGGATTCACTGGCAGTCAAGGTGCAACTGGGCCTACAGGACCCACTGGCCCACAAGGTCCAATTGGATTCACAGGGTCTCAAGGTGCAACTGGGCCTACAGGACCCACTGGCCCACAAGGTCCTACTGGATTTACTGGATCTGTTGGTGATAAAGGTGGTGTAAGATACGCCTTTACCACTACCACGACAGATGCTGATCCTGGCAATGGAACAATTGCTTATAATAATGCCACGATTGGATCTGTAACACAAATCTTTATTGATAACCTTGATGCCGCGGGTGTTACTCAAACTGCTTGGTATGATACTTGGGATGATAGTACAAATACGATCCGCGGACAACTAACAATTATTGGTAACCTTGCAGGTAGTACAGTTGTTAATGTCTTCAATGTCACCGGCGCGGTTACCGCTGCTGCGGGTTATTATAAAATACCTGTTGCATATGTTTCAGGTTCATTACCTACAAATGCCACAGCAATTGCAATTAATTTCTCAAGAGCTGGCAATTTAGGTTTTACTGGATCTGCTGGTACTAACGGTCCAACTGGTCCGACAGGTCCTACTGGTCCACAGGGTACAACTGGATTTACTGGATCCCAAGGTGCCACCGGCCCAACCGGACCGACGGGTCCACAGGGTACAACCGGTTTCACTGGATCTCAAGGTGCAACTGGCCCAACCGGACCGACAGGTCCTAATGGACCTCAAGGCACAACTGGATTTACTGGTAGCCAAGGTGCTACTGGTCCAACTGGTCCTACAGGGCCACAAGGACCTATTGGTTTCACTGGTAGCCAAGGTGATAAAGGTGGTGTAAGATACGCGTTTAGTACTACAACTACAGATGCTGATCCTGGAAATGGAACACTCCAATATAATAATGCCACGATCGCATCTGTCACACAAATCTTTATCGATAACCTTGACGCCGCTGGCGTCACACAGACTACTTGGTATGATACTTGGGATGATAGCACAAATACGATCCGTGGTCAGTTAACAATCGTTGGTAATTTGGCAGGCAGTACAGTTGTTAATGTCTTTAATGTAAATGGAACCGTTACCGCGGCCGCAGGTTATTACAAAATTCCAGTTGCATATGTTTCTGGCTCGTTACCCACAAACGCAGCGGCTTTAGTAGTTAATTTTTCACGTACCGGTAACCTTGGATTTACTGGTAGCCAAGGTGCTACTGGTCCAACAGGACCCACGGGACCTACTGGACCACAAGGAACTACTGGATTTACTGGATCCCAAGGTGCTACTGGGCCTACCGGTCCGACAGGCCCACAAGGTACTACAGGATTTACTGGATCTGCTGGCACAGCGGGTCCGACTGGTCCAACCGGCCCACAAGGACCAACCGGTTTTACAGGATCTGGATATGGTACATCCGCTAACGTCCAAATGGGATCACTTGGTGTTGGTACTCCTGCATCTGGTACAACCGGTGAAATTCGTGCAACAAATAACATTACTGCGTACTATTCTGATGACCGTCTAAAAAATCGTATAAGTAATATTGATAATGCTGTTGAAAAAGTTCTTTCTTTAAATGGTTTTTATTATGAAGCCAATGAAATAGCTCAAGCACTTGGATATGAAAAGAAAAAAGAAGTTGGGGTATCAGCTCAAGAAGTGCAAAATGTACTTCCAGAAATTGTTGTTCCTGCGCCGATTGATGAAAAATACTTGACGGTTCGATATGAAAAAATAATTCCTCTTCTCATTGAGGCTATTAAAGAACAACAAATTCAAATAGATACATTACAAGCCCAAGTAATAGCATTATTGAATGAATAAATACCTTGTAAAAAATTAAGGGAAACATAGTAAATGCCATTAGATTTTCCGGCCTCTCCTACGAACGGTCAGACATATACGTCTGCTGGTATCACATGGACATATAGTTCTGCTTATGGAACATGGGATGTTTCGTCGGCAGGTCCTTCTGGCCCAACGGGTTTCACCGGTTCTGCTGGACCAGCCGGTCCAGCCGGTCCTACTGGATTTACTGGATCTCAAGGTGATAAAGGCGGTGTAAGATACGCGTTTAGTACTACAACCACAGATGCCGATCCTGGAGCCGGGGTTTTAGCCTATAATAATGCCACAATTGGTTCAGTAACACAAATCTTTATTGACAATGTTGATGCCGCTAGTGTTACTCAGACCGCATGGTATGATACATGGGATGATAGTACAAACACGGTTCGTGGTCAGTTAACAATTGTAGGAAACTTGGCCGGTAGTACTGTTGTTAACGTTTTTAACGTAACAGGTGCAGTGACTGCGGCCGCAGGTTATTACAAAATTCCAGTTGCATATGTTTCTGGTTCGCTACCCACAAACGCAACAGCACTTGCAATTAACTTTTCGCGCGCTGGTAATCTTGGATTCACAGGATCTGCTGGTACAAACGGGCCAACCGGTCCTACTGGATTCACAGGATCCGCTGGTACTAATGGCCCTACTGGTCCTACTGGATTTACAGGATCACAAGGGGCAACCGGTTTTACAGGATCTGGATATGGTACAAGTGCCAACGTTCAGATGGGTTCTCTTGGTGTCGGCACGCCAGCTTCAGGCACAACTGGTGAAATTCGTGCAACAAATAATATCACCGCGTATTATTCTTCCGACCGAAAGTTCAAAGAAAATATCAAGCCTATTGAAAACGCTCTTGATAAAGTAGTTGCAATTGGCGGTCAAACATTCGATTGGTCTAAAGAATATCTAGATGCTCATGGCGGTGCTGATGGTTACTTTGTTACATCATCAGACTTCGGCGTTATTGCGCAGGATGTGGAAAGCGTTTTCCCATTAGCTGTCAGAAAAAGAAACGATGGAACTCTTGCTGTCGACTATGAAAAGCTTTGTGCGCTGGCATTCCAAGCTATTAAAGAACAGCAAGACCATATAAATATGTTAAATGAAAGAATTAACACTCTGGAGACAAAGTTATGAAAAAGACTTCAATTTTAGCACTAGTACTTGGTGCAATGGTGCTTGCTGGTTGTGAAGCAGAACCTACACCTCCAACTGCACCTCCTGGTGCGGGCGATTGCACTGATTGTTCTGGCGCTATTACTGATGGCGGGCCAGGTCAAGTTCCACCGCGTCAGGTGAGTGAAAATAGCTAATGCCATTACAGACTACCGGTGCTATATCTTTAAACGACGTCCAAACTGAATTTGGCGGGGGCAATCCAATCAGCATCAATGAATATTATGCCGGTGGAGCTTCTGTGCCATCTGGTACAAGCGGCACAAATGGTGCAGTTCCTACCAGTGGCCAAATCAGTCTTTCTAGTTTTTATGGCACCGGTATTACTGTATCTATTACAGATCTAACTATTTCTGATATGGGTTCTGGCACCCAATACGGATACTACATTGTTACTGCAGGTGGTAAAATCCAATACTCTACGCAGTTAGATGGAATTAATCCTCTAGATCATGAAACTTGGTGTCCTTCAAATACTGCAGGAAGTCTTTTCGACGTAAGAGTTACAGTTACCTCTGGAACACTGTCAGGAAATTCCACCGGAACGTGGTTATCAATGTCTAGCGGGACGCGTAGTTGGTACAACCAAACTACATTTACTATGAATCAAGTTTGGCAATTTTGGCATGCTCAATTAAACGATGACCTAATCAATAATATCATTAATGTAGGAGAACAATATCCTATTGCCAATGCTGGCCTGGGATTTGATGGATCTACATCAAATGATAATATGCGAAAGAGTGAGATTCGTTGGATTAATCCAAACGATTATCAAAGCAAGTTTATCGTCGATATGCTCTGGTATTTTGCCAGAGAGGCAAATCGAAATGCATTCGGATTTAGCGTAGATTACTTGCCAGACATTCAGTTTACAAAGTACTCGGCCGACGAAAATGGCAAGTATGATTGGCATTGTGACACGTTCTGGGCAAATCCTTCGGCATATGATCGTAAGATCTCTTTGGTGATTCAGTTAACTGATCCATCTGAATACGAAGGCGGGGACTTTCAATTGGATCCGCAATATCCAGCTCTTCCTTCTACAATTCGTGATAAGGGATCGGTACTTGCTTTCCCATCATTTTTAAATCATAGAGTCACTCCTGTGACTCATGGTGTTCGTAGGTCTCTGGTATCGTGGGTTCAAGGTCCAAAGTTTAGATAAATAAATAGAATCAAAACTAGGATGTCGAGATGGCTACACCAACAACTAAAGCTGAATTTAAAGAGTACTGCCTACGTAAGTTAGGTAAGCCGGTTATCGAAATCAACGTTGACGACGATCAAGTAGACGATCGTATTGATGAAGCAATTCGTTATTGGTACGACTATCACTTTGATGGTTCAGATAGAGTATACTATAAACATCAAGTCACAGAAACTGATGTTGCAAACAAGTACATTACTCTTCCAGAGAATATCATCGGTGCTGTTCGTATTTTCCAGATTGGCGATCCATCGATTCGTGCCGACGATCTTTTCAACATTCGTTATCAGATTGCTCTGAACGACCTCTATACATTGACAAACGTTTCTCTCGTTCCTTACTATATGGTAATGGAACATCTTGCGCTTGTGACAGAACTTCTTGTCGGCCAACAACCAATTCGCTACGCGCGTCACAAGGATAGACTTCATATTGATATGGACTGGAATACAGTTCCTGTTGGATCGTATCTTCTCGTCGATGCATACGAAGTTGTGAATCCAGAGACATGGACAGACGCATGGAATGATCGCTGGCTTCAGAACTACGCTACTGCTCTGATCAAGAGACAGTGGGGTTCAAATCTTACCAAGTTTACTGGCATGCAACTTCCTGGTGGTGTGCAGTTCAATGGTGAAAAGAAATTTCTATTTCAATAATTTTAGTAATAGCCAAGAACAACTTTTGATAGAAGATCTTGTAATGGAGTCTATCAAGGTCTATGGTCATGACCTTTATTATTGTCCTAGAACACTTGTAGCAAAAGATGATATCTACGGAGAAGATACTCTTTCCGAATATAAGACTGCTTACTTCATCGACATGTACATCAAGAATGTCGATAGTTACGAAGGCGATGGAAACTTCTTATCCAAGTTCAACTTAGAGATTCGAGACCAGATGACTTTAACAGTCTCTGTTCGCAACTTCATGAACGAGGTCGGAAGTCTAGAAAATATTGAAAGACCAAGAGAAGGAGATCTGATCTACATTCCGATGCTAGATCGCCTCTGGGTCATCAAGTACGTAAACAAAAATGCTGTATTTTACCAGATGGGTGCAATTCAAATGTACGATCTGGTGTGTGAAATGTTTGAATATAGTTCAGAGAAATTTAGCACCGGCATTGAAGCAATCGATAGTATCGAGAAAGATCTTTCTCTCGCCTCTACAGATTATGCTCTTCTTACGCAAAATGGATTCATTATTACTGACCAAGACGGATATCAGATTGTTCAGAGTGGCTATAACTTCGAGGAGCAAGCAAGAGATCCTTACGAAGACAATACAGAGTTCCAGCTGGAGGGTGACACTATCTTAGACTGGTCGCAAATCGATCCATTCTCAGAGGGAGCAGTATAATGTTCGGTCGTACATGGAACCATGATACTCTCAGAAAGTATGTCATACTTTTCGGAACACTTTTTAATAACATCTGGATTACACGCGACAACGCATCTGGTGAATCGATTCAGACTCTAAAAGTTCCTCTCTCGTATGGTCCAAAAGAAAAATTTCTAGCAAGACTTGAAGCCAACCCAGGACTTTCAAATAAAGTCGGTGTTGTTCTTCCACGTATTTCATTCGAGATGACATCGTTTCAGTATGACTCCGAGAGAAAACTGAATACGCTGAATCGATACTATAAGCAACCAACAAACAACGGCACAGATGATCGTATTGCTTATCAGTACATGCCAGTTCCGTATAACATCACATTTCAAATGTCAATCATGGTCAAGAACGCCGAGGATGGAACTCGTATCATCGAGCAGATTCTTCCTTTCTTCACCCCAGAATGGACGGCTTCTGTAAATTTGATTCCCGACGTTGATGCCGTGATGGACATCCCGATTATTCTAAATGATGTTAATGTAAGTGATACTTACGAAGGACGTTTTGAAGAAAGACGTACTATTATTTGGGATTTGACCTTTACAATGAAAGCATACATCTTCGGACCAACTAAGAAGTCGGGTCTGATCAAGTTTGCTCAGGCAAATATGAGACTGACAGATTCACCTACTACAGCGAATGCATTTACTACTGCAAATACTGTAGTGGTTACTGCAAAGCCAGGACTTACTGCACAAGGTGAGCCTACAAGTAATGCAGCTCTATCAATTGATTATTTAGAGATCAAATCAACTGATGATTATGGATTCATTAATGACTTTATAGAGAATATCTAATGAGTAATATCGATAAATTTACTGGCTCAAACTCAAATCTGCCAGCAGTAATTGAAAAGAAAGCTACCACAC